GCAGGAATTGGAAGAGTTGTATCAATCCAGCGATCCTGGACTGGATATCCAATGTAATCAAAGACGATTCCATCACAACGATAGAGTCCTCTAGTACTCATGACATACATGAGTCCACGATACTCTAAAGTATTATACGGATGAATCGCACCAACACTCTTATCAAACTGCTTAATAACCCAAGCAGTAGGATCGCCAGCGACGGTGAGAGTATAGGTGGAGTTCCTCTTGAAGATAAAGAGACGCTCACCAAAAGGAAGAATGTCAGTAACGTAATCGCCGTCACCAGGAGAAACGTCAAAGAATCCACCCCCAGTCCAGTTTCCAGGATCGTTAACTGCCGAATAATTAACGCGAGATGACTGATCCCCGGGGTCGTGAATTGTAAAGAGACGATCCTTGAAGATCACCGACTTCACAATATTATCCGGAGGAGTACCAGTAATTGTAGCTCCCCCGATCGTGGGGGAGTCCGCCGTCCAATCCGAAACTGTCAGGGCAGTAAGAGATGGACTGGAAGAGTTCGACCAAATGTAAAGATTCTTGTTGTAGAGAACAGCGTTCTTCGCATCTTCACCGCCACCTGATACCGTGAAATAAGTATCGGACAGATCGGTATCCACTGGAGACAAATAAATATTATCGTCAGAAGAATAGAGAATTCGGTTAAAGAATATTCCCAGCATGAAAATCGCTGAACGAGGGGCATCTTCCGGATTATGAAAGTACCGTAGAGGCTTCCGCCGAATCAAGTCCCCCGCATCATTGATGATAAGGTTCTGCACCTGAGCGAACTCTTTATCATCAATAACGTGGGGAGGATCAGTGAGGTTGACTCCCTTAAAAGTTGATACGGTCAGGCGTGCCTCAGTACTTTTCCTGGCCATCACCAACTCCAGTCGTTAGGATCATCCTTCACTACGGGATAAGTTTCCCGGGCTCGGTTCTGCTGATCGTCACGAGCCTTTCCAAGATTGGCATCTACTTCACCTTGAAGCCTGGATGCTTCCCCGAAATCTTCATTCAATTCTCTAGCCCGAATAAGGGCCATGCGAACAACGTCTTTGTGATAATGCGTAGGAACCGACAACTGATCCGCCATTTGAGTCAGGGTAGCCGGAGACTTAATATAGTAGAGAGACAGGGTCTTAATGGACGCAGGCTGAGGAAAAATCCAGATATTATTATCCCAGAAATAAAAGTGAGTCGGAGTTCCGCCGGTACTATCTGGTGGCATCAATCCGAGATTGTCAATCGACGTAAGTTCCGTACGATCAAGAGGGACCGAATCGTAGGTAACTCGCTTCTCTCCGATAAAGTCCGAGTTAAGAGCAACACCCTGAGTTGTAGGCCCGTAGTTAGCCGTCTGTGTGGCCGTGAAACATTCAGTCTCTCTCGCCACTGTCATCTGTGCTTCGTTGATCCAGTCTATACAATCTTCAACGGTGATCTGAATTTCGAAGTCATCGCCAAAGATTCGCTGGGTTTGCCTAACGGCTTGATCCAGGTTCAACGCTCTGTCCGTTCTTCTTTACGATTCCGAACTGATCATCCACTTTCACTACGTCACCGTCTGTATTCGGGAACGTATAGGACGTCTTAGGATTAGAGAGAGCATGAGCAACAACATCTCCTGCCTCAGCGAGCTTTTCTTTGCCAGCAGCCTCAATTTCCTCACGGCGCTTAGCATTATGCTTCTCTACAAGATCACCGATATCGACACCCTTAGTCATATCGGCAGCGATAATACGTTCTTTAATGGACTCATCGAGACTCCACACAGAGAAAACCAGACGAGGAATTCCGTCACGGCAACGCTCAAAGATAATGTACGGCGCATCTGTAAGACCACCACTTTTCTCAGGGTCCAGATACGCCACGTCAATTTGACCATAGTAATCACCGTATTCCCGCACCCATTCAACAATAGAGAAGACACCCTTCTCCATCACCGTATTGGGTGCAGTTTGAATGAGGTCCTGAATAGTATTCAGGCCACCAGAAGTTGTGCGGGGAGTTGTGCTCATTACTTACCCTGGATATTCGTGTGAGGCTTTGGTGCCTTACGTCCACCAGAAACAGTTTGAAGTTGATCACTGTTGCTGGAAGAAAGCCCAAGACGCTGTGCACACGCACGCATGATTGAATCGGGACGAGTGTTTTCACCAACCAGTTCCATTAGACTTCCTTAGTTGATCGGGAGCCGTGAACTCCAAAGGGAGGATGTTTCTTTCCACCAGTCTTCTTCGGAGGGAAGTTAGCCTTTCCGGAAGCCTTAGCACCGGCGAGACGAGACTTAGCCGCACGAACAATCTCAGGCTTAACTTTCTTCTGAGTTACAGCGTCTCCGCCTTCGCCCTTGTATGTTCCATGTGCCCCGGAAACCATTCCTGACGCCGGCCCCCGAACAGTCCCACCTGTGCGGCCTCGTTCGTAAGTCACATACTTATCGTCTTCGGCCTTTTTCTTACCAGCCATTTCGTTAGACCACCTCTTCGCTATTTCAGGGTGCTGAGAATACATGAATCTTCGTTGGGCTTCTGATTTGAAGGGCATCACTTACCCCTGCGTACCGGACCCCTTGGTCCCATACCAAGCCAAATATCATCTCGGTACCGAGCGTATTTTCCTGGATTATCCATACCCCGATGAGGACGACGATCCTGGATATCTCTCGGGTCACCTACACCAAGTTTATGTCCGGCAAGACGTTTCTTAGCCGCTTGAACAATCTTAGGATCAGGAGGAGTAGGAGGCATTACCCACCACGCGTATCATTTCGAGAGTAAGACATTGTTCCGGGAGACTTAGAACCAGCATACTGACCAGTCAGACGAGCTTTTGCGGCACGCTGTAGCGCACCAATTCCATCCGGCTGAACTCCACCATCAGCGAGTCCATTAGGATAATCTGCGGCAGCATCAGTCAAACGTGCGCCAACAGTCTTAGCGTGAGCCGCCTTAATTCGAGAGTCTGTATCAGAGCCAATATGTCCCTTAGCATGATTCTCGCCGGGTACAAAGGGATGATTTGCAGAAGTAACAGCCATTTCTTTCCTTTCTAAGACACGGAGAAGGGGGGCTCCGAAGAACCCCCCAACTCCACTCCCCGCAAAGGGATCTTAAGCCTCAGCGACTCCGGTGTGGAGAACGTGAGCGTTCCTCTGCTTGGTACCGTACTCAAAGTAGCACTTCATGAGTCCTTCCCAAGCATCGAAGTTGTTGACCCACTTAAAGATGGAGCCATCAACATCCGAGAAGTACCACGGCCGCTTCCGATACTTTCGAATCTTCGTCTCATCCATGTAGAACATCTGCCCCACGTTAGGAGCCGTTCCATTGGAAGGACAATCAGGATCTTCCACAACAGGAATTTCCCGACCGTAGTTGAACGGAAGCGCCTGGAAACCACCAGGATAAGCCTTCGTATCAACAAGACGACGATCAGCCTTAAGCAGACCGAAGTAAGACCGACGAACACCGAGCGTAGTAAAGATGACAGAAGTCTTCCCACCACGAGTACGAGCGGTGTCGCAAGCCTTAATCATATTCAGTTCGGTAAGAGCACCAGCAATCGCAACCGTGTTACCCTTCCAAACCCGCTGAACAGCCGGATCAAGTCCATGAAGAACCGAAGTTGCCGAAGTAATGTCCGAGAAAGACGTAGGCTCCAGGTTTCGGTTACCCATACGATAGATACGGGAGTTAGCATCCGTCATTGCCGTGGCAGCCGAGATAGTAATCTGTCCCGGAGCACCCTCAGTAACGATATCGGTAATCGTAACGTCAGCAACACCGGTTGCAACAGAACCAGTGGTGACGTTCCGAATGTCAATCTGCTCACCAACACTCAGGAACTGAGTGGTATCCACGTTAATGGTCGTCGTAGCCGTGAAGGCCGCAATAACCTTAGCGAGGGAACCATTCTCTCCCTGATAAACGCCGTAAGCAATTCGGTTCTCGTCCTTAACAATATCCACCTTAAGGCTTTCCATTTCATCATCCAGAGCGGAAGCGAAAGCCTGAGGATTAGTCTCGGCGAGTTCCATGACCTGACCGGTAACCCGGAATCGGCCATACCCGTACTTAAGAGGAACCTGGACGGCAGCATAACCCTGACGACCAGCATTCGCCCCAAGCTGAGTATCTTCTGCGCGGTACGAGATGTTCGTATTCCGCTGAACTCGGATCGGGAAGGTGACATATTTGCCACCGACGGTATCAACAACATTCTCAGAAGACGATTCAATTCGCTTGACAGCGATAACTTCCTCGTTCTTCTGATCTTCGATTCGGCCCTCGTAAACCTCCTTCAACATGGAGGTAAGAGTCGCCATTGTAGCGCCAGCCACCTTAGTGATTCCTTTCTAGCGTTGGTCTTTAACCTGGGTGAGTTGATCTGCGAGGAATTTCCTCACATCTTCGCTTGACATCTTTCGGGGATCAACTCCGCTTTGAGGAACCGAACCACTACCGCCTAAGACGGCTGGTGCCGGACGACTACTGCGGCTATTGATGCCGTTCTGAATCTCCTGGTTCCACTGTTGAACCGCTTGTTCAGGATCAACACCTTGCACAATCTGTGCCATTACGAAGGTCTCGTTGAAATCTCCGTACTTCTCGTTAAGGGCTCCTAGCAAATCATCGAGTGCTGCCTGATCCCTTGACTCTTGCGTAGCATTATCCATCCCCATGACCTTCTGGACAAGTGCCTCATTAAGTTGCCTCATTTGAAGCACTTCGGCCGCAAACTCATCGGGAATTCCGAGTTCTGCCCAAGGATTCTCAGGTGCCTGCTGCTGAGGCGTTCCCTGAGGTTGTCCGTTGTTCAGTTGATAACCAAGATGACCCGCAAGAAAGTCAAAGACTTGTTGGGGATCTTCATTAACAAGCCTGGAAAGTTCCATGGCCGTCTTAACGTCATTAGCATCTCCGAATTCTTTATACGGAGCATACTGGTCATGAATAGCCCTGAAACGTCCCTGAACGCCACGATCCCACTCCTGGATATACTTGGCGACAACTGGACGATCAGACTCGGGAACATTCTTAAGGAACGGCGAAGCCAGATTATCTGGACTCGTGTTCAACGCTGTTTGCTGTGGATCAATTTCGCCCGGAATCTCGCTACCCGTTGTGGGATCGAGATTCCCTAGGCCGGAATCAGATCCGCCGGAAACAACAGGGAGGATTGTTCCATCCTCAAAGTGCCATTCACGACCGATCCGAATTGGATCGCTATCGTATTCCATTACTGTTCATTCCTTCCAGGATTGTTTGGTGCTTGTCTCTGCGAGACGGGATTTCCGCCTCCTACAGGAGGTTGTGCCATCATTGCTTGCTCAGCCATTTGCTGCTGCATCATCTGTTGCTGGCGAGCCTGATGCTCTTCCCAGTGCTGAATAACAATAGCCTGCAACTCTGGCGGCGAATTCATAAACTCCTCGCCCTTCATCCAATTGCCGTGCCCGAGAATATGAGCATCGTCATTGTCAAAGGGATTAATCGGAATTGGCTGCATCAACTCCTTGAACATCACATGCTCACGAGCAATCTGACGATCGTCGATCTGAGCATCTTCGTAGAGTTTCGTAGTCTCTACCATATCCAAGTACTTAAGAGCCCGGGCGCCGTCAATAACGCCCATCTTAATCAGGTCGGTCAAGAAAGCCTGCTTGGCGGCACGAGAACGTGGCGCGGCGGAACCAGTTTCTACGACAAAGTCAGTATTCCCATTTACGTCAGCCTTAGAGAACTCACGAGTTTCCATGAGGCGACCGTCACCGACAACCTTTACCTTGCGTTCCTCGTCCCAATACTCGTTGACGAAGGACAGCATGTATTTGCCTACCTTCTCTGTCGCTTCCTCAATAGACGCGACGGTCGGGGCAAACCGATTGTCGTTCTCTTCCTGCAAATAGGAAATGGCGCTCGCAGCGGTAATTCCAGGCGGTACGTTACCTTTCGTAATTTCGCCTGTTGCAGCAAGGTCATCCATCTCCCTTGTAAGTCGTTCCAACTCATCAACAACGTATGACGGCAAACTAGCGGGCTGAACCTGTTCCGGCGCCTGGAATCCTGCGGTGTACTGAATCACAAGACCAGGCTCGGACGTCATCTTATTAACATCTACAGAACCACGCTGAGCCTTCCACTGAGGCTTCGCCATCTTGTTCTTAGATTCGATGATCTGAGAGTGAGTCCTATTCACTTCCTTCTGCAGCGGAATCAGGTCTACAAGAGAAGAATCTCCATAGAATCTCCCTGTAGGAATGTGATCCAACTTCGCAAAAGGAAACTCTGACTTAGGATAGGGCCACTCTTCCAGAACCTGAATGAGTTGCTTATCACCCCAAGAAATAAGAGCGCCCATTGGAAACTTAGGACAGGGCTTAATCCACATCTCAAAGACTTGAACCTTATCCTTCTGCGGCTGGTTCGACTTGATCCCCAACGCAGAGAAGAAACGCTGCTCCAAGGCACCGCCCTGAACTTCAACGTTCGGCTGCAAATCTGCACCCCACAATTGCTTAACGACTTCCTTATCCTTAAGCGTGGTGTGAATCATAAGGGGTTGCGCTTCCAAGTCCTCTTCCTGAATATCAGGTACAAGGATATGGAAAGGAGTGACTGGATCAAGGCAAATGGAGCCAGGAATCCCAGAAGGATCAAGACGTTCCTCGTCCCAATAAATTTTGATAAACGCTGAGCCACAGAGAGTCATCCAGTGTGCGGCCTGCCGGAATTTATGGTTCCACTTTTCCTCACGAATAAGCCACTCGGAAATCTGTTCCGCTGCAACTGCTGCCATCCGATCACCGTCATCAGTGGTGTTTGGAATAACATAGAACTGCGGAAACTGACGAGTAACCTTCGTAAGTTCGGTACGAACAATACGACGGCACTTGTTCACCGTCATACGAACTCTATAAGGAGGAGCAGGAGGCTCGTAAAGACGTGACAGTCCAGAACTCTGTTGATTGATCCATGCAACATATTGACGTCCGAAATAGAACGCCATGTTCATATACCACTGCTGCTCAAATGGAAGTCGTGCTTGAGAACACATCTCCATCTTCTTCTGGAGCCAATCAACTAGCTCATTCTTGTCTTTGTCCTTCATCTTAAGCGCAGCATTTTCAAGAGGCTGCGGTGCCTCGATGATTGGAATTTTGCCGTTAGGCGTTGACGGCGCCATTGTCGAGCTCAACGATTACCTCCCCAATTCCTGCATCCTGCGCGAAACGAGGATCATAGTCCCATCTTTCCTCAGGAGCAATAGAATCATCAAATCTCTGTGCTTCCGTCTCGGGCTGAGTTGCTGATTGTACCTGAATGAACTGCTCCCAGGTCTTCGTCATTAGACGATTCAACAGTTCGGCGCGATCTTTTAACCCGAAGGCTAGAAGTTCCTTCTGATTTCGATCCGCCATCTCCAGGAGTTCCGCCCTCTCCTGAATCCCTAGGTGAATCAGATTCTGCATCTGGAGATTCTGCTTCTGAATCAGTGAGACCAGCCAGTATACCAATACGAATAATACGATCAGAATCAAGCCCAAGAAGACCCAAGACCCGATCAACACGGTTAAGCCGCTCATTCTCTTCCCTCAATTCATCCATCTCAGCAACGTTCATCTGTTGCAGCAGTTCAAACTTTTGATAACCTGCAAGTTCAGCAATTCGCTGAACACAGAAATTGCACAACTGAATTGCATAACCCGGATGATCTTCATCATCAATATCCAGATCCATGATCCATTCGCGTGCTAACGAAGTTGCCCGGCACCCTCTACAGTAACCGGGCTGTCTTTGCGGGGATTCCTCAATGCGGGGATTTTCAAACATACGTACGAGTTCTGCCCAGCCGTAGCCGGAACCTTGGAAGCAGAGGCTTCCTTCTCAACAGATTCCGCTTCCTTAGCCAGAGCAAGTTCCTCACGCTTCGCAGCAACAGCAGCCTCATGATCGAGTTCTGCCTGACGCTTTGCAACGTTCTCCGGCTTGTTAGCCTCAATACCATCATCGTAAGTCTTCAAAGTATCCGAAGAAGTATCATGAGGCTTACGGTCAACATCCTTCTCACCCTCAACAACAAGAGGTGAAAAGTCTCCAGTGAACCGAACAGTGATGACACTATCCTGAGCATTGACCGTATACTGAGCACTTCCATGAGCGCCGTAAACACCAACGGATGCAAGACTATCAGCCTCG